GTCGCCGACGGTGGTGCGGTGCTTTTCCACACGATCAAAGTTTACCGTCACGGCTCCGCTTTCGCTGATCGTAACGGTTGCGCCGCCCACCTTGATTTCCAGGCTCTTTGCTTCGAGAATGTGCTTCCCGTCCACATGGTCCGTCAGTTCTTTTGCGTTTGCATCAAACTTTCGGTATGCTTGTCCATCCTTGTTGGAGAACTCCTTTCGGTAGATGCCCTTCTTGCCCTCCGCCGGTTTGATTTTCTCGTTCCAGATCGTGCCCACCACCACCGCATCTTCCGGGCTATCCCCTGGGTGCAGCACAAGCACCATATCTTCCACTTCCGGCGTTCGATACTCCCGGTTGGAGAGAAACGGCACCATCTCGGTCACGGTATCGTCACGATCCGGGTAGTGAATCTCGCAAAGGCCGTTCTCGTAGTCGATGGAACTCACATAGCCCACTCTAACTTCGCTCATGCAAATTCCTCCTGTTCCACCTTGCTGGCCTTGACCTGGGTTTTATATCCGCCGGATGGCGAATAGCTATGTTCCATCTCGTCAATGAAGTATTTCCCGGCCATTTTCCCGAAGCCCACCACGTTGATGCACTGCGCCGATGCTCCCACCGGGTAGCCCGGAATCGTGAAGCTGATGGTCGTTGCGCCGTGGTTGGCGTTTTTGAGCTTGGCGATCAGCCGGGCTTTTGCGTCTGCCTCACTGCTCACCTTGCCGGAAAGTTTCAGCTGCCGTTCCTCGGTGCCCACCTTGACGTTGATATTGATTTTCTTGGTCTTGTTGGTATAGGTGTACACGCCGCCGGTGTAGGTGCCCGTCAACTTGGTACTCCACGTGAAGCTGCCCCGCTCCACGCACAGCGCGGTCGGATTCCCGGGCGGAGCCGCCTCGTATACCGTCCAGACCGCATCCTTCGCTTTGTACTTCTCCCGGTCATAGACCCACAGCTTTGCAGCGTAGACCTTGATAACCAGGGCGTAGGTGTCGCAGAGGTCCTGCAGGAATGAACTGTCGGTGGCATCCTGTTCCTTGGCGTCAATGTCGTGGTCGTCGCCGTCGAACTCAAAATCCAGCCCGTACCGCCCGGCAATGGTTTCCGCAATTTTCTTCACGCTGGTCTTTTTCCAGGTGAAGGTGCGGTTCCGTTCACTGAAGCTGGTATCGTTCGGCTTTGCCACGCCGCCCATTGTCAGGGTGTCCGGGGTGCTGGAAAAGCTCATGTCGTCCAGCACAAATGCGCCGCATTCGGCACTGTAATCCCGGTAGCCGCTGCTCACCCCTCCAATGTTCCAGTCCTTGACTACGATGGTCGGGTAGAGTTTCACGCCCTTTTCCGGCATCCAGTCATTCTTCCACTTGTCGGCTTTGGCATTCACCGTAATACTCACGCTGTCGCTCTGCGATGCTGCGGCATCCGTATACCGAAAACTTTCAATGTCAGGTGCGATCTCTGCCGAAACGTCTTTGTTTTCATATTTCAGCAGGATCGTTGCCTGACGGCCTTTGGGTCTCGCTATTGCAAACACCATGCTCATGCCCCCGCTTTCCACGGCGGCAGGGTGCCGCTCTTTTCAGCCGGGAGAGCCGGTGTTGACAACACCAGCCCGGAATCGAACCGGGTAAATTCGATATACTCAGGATTGGCCTGCATCAGCCAGTCAGCTTTCAATTCGCTGCCGTACACATTGTAGGCAATCTGGTCCCATGTGTCGCCGGACTTCGTTGTGTAATCAAGTGCCATATTGTGTGCGCCTCTTTTCACGTTCGTACCGTTCCACATACTCACAGAACTTTTCATAGCCCTCATCCAGCAGAGAGCGCAGGTCGTTTGCATCCATGCTGCCGTAGATGATGAAGTTCGGAGCGTAAACGTAGGTGTTGCCGCTGGAACTGGTATAGCTTCTCTGATAGCCTCCCGTTCCGCCGGGCTGCCCGGAGCCGGAGTTTGTGCCATTGTCGCCCGTGATAGACGGCACTTCCACCTCCTGCTGGTGATCCCGCAGGTTTTCCAGCATGGCAAGGTTCTGCCGCGTCAAGGCCGCATCGCCCGCCGTCGGGAAGAAGGTGAGGTTGCTCAAATCGTAACCATCCAAATCAGACAGCCGCTCAAGCTGCGCCTGCGCCACATCTGCCCTTCGAGCAAAGCTCAATGCCTGCTGCACTCTGGAATTATCCAGCACCTTCTGCGCCGTTGCGTTGCCCGATGCCGCTGCACCTTCCAGTGCATCCGCCGCATAGTTGGCAAGTTCCGTCGTGCGCCGGAACGCCACACCGAAGTCAGAGCCTTGGATCATAGCCGATGCAATGGGAACGCCCAGCATCTTGCCAGCCTGCATCCATGTGTCGATGTTCTGCTCACGCTGAGAGCGGCGGAAACTGATGATTGCTTCGGTGCCTGCTTCGCCAGCCAGAGACGGCCCATTGGTAAAGCCGCCATCCGCAAACTTCGGCAGGGTCACTTCGGTCAGGTTGAAGCCGAACCGCTTTCCGCCCAGAGCGGGCACCCAATCGGGAACCGTGAAGTTGATCTTGTTCAGTGTGCGGATGATTGCGTTCACCACGTTCACCACAACGCCGACAATGCCCTTCACCAGCCCGATGATGCCCAGTACCACAGGCTCCGCCACCGGCAGCAGCTTACCGATCACATCCACCACCGTCTTGATGGCGTTCACCAAAATGGTGCCCACCAAGCTGACGACCGTGGAGAGCAGCGGCATAACCGCCGGGATGCCCTGATTCACGACAAAGCCGAAAATCTCTACCAGCAACGGCTTGATGTGGTTCACGCCAAGGTCTACAATCTGTGCCATGACACCAGCAAAGGACTGGATCAGCGGCATAACCGTCTGGATGGCTGGCATCGCCGCACCGAACACATCACCGAGATTCAGACCGCCGATGTTGAAGCCAGACAATTTCTGCTGGATGCTCTGCAGCCCTTCCGGGGTGGTGAGCTGGCCGAAGACCTGCTTGATCGTGTCGCCGATGCCAGAGATTTTCCCGGTGAACCGATCGAAGACAGCAAGCCCACCCTCGCCAAATATCTGACCGACGATGTTCCGCACGTCTTCAAAATGGTCGCCCAGCAGAGAGACCACCGCCACCATGGTTCCAAGGCTCGTAATCGCCGGGCCGAAGGTTCCAAGCAGCGACATAAATCCGCCGCCCAGCTTTCCAGCCACAGCTCCAATGCCGCCCGTCAGGTTCAGGCCGCCTTTGCCAAAGACAGCCTTTGCGCCAGCACCAAGGACGTTTCCAATGGTCGCCGTCGCTGTGCCCGCCGGGTTTGCTGCTGCGATCATGGCATTCATCGCATTGGTTGGAATATTCGCCACATTGTTGATGTAGCCAGCCGCTCCGAAGATTTTCCCAGCAACGGCCTGCATCGGCTTTTTCTTCCCGCTCGTCAACGCATCCGAGTTCAAAGCACCGATCACGCCGCCTGCCAAAGAACTCAGCCGCCCTGCGATACCGCCTTGCCCGGAACTGTTCGCCATCCATGCGCCCATCTTTGCTGATTTCAGGATATTGCTACGATTGCTCCATAGCCCGCTGCCGCCGGAAACTGTGTTCTGGAAAAGGCTGGTCGGACTGAGCAACCCCATCAGGTTGCCGACGGTAATCCCGCCGAACTTTCCGCCCGGGGCACCACTGGCCTTGCCGCCCAGCGTCAGGTTCTTCACCACGCTCAGCGCAGTGCTTCCCGCGCTGTATGCAGTAGGAGCCATGCTCATAGCGGCCAGCGTTGCCAGAATTGCACCGATTGCGCCTGCGGCTTCCGGGCCGTGGTCGGTCAGGTAGTCAATACCCTGCTGAATCCATGGCAATGCTCCCTGTACCGCCCCGCCGATGCCTTCAACTGCCGTGCGCAGCAGGGGCAGGATGGAGTTTGCCAGATTGGACAGGTCGGGCAAACTCTCGTCGATTCCCTTGTAGATGTCCAGCTGTAGGCGGGTCAGTTCCTTTTGCGCTGGTAAGAGCTGCTCTCCAAGGTCTTGCATCAGCACAGTCTTGGCGTTATCCCGCATGGTGCGCAGGCTTTCTTCCGTTCCCGTGTTGATGGCAAACTCCCGCTCCATGCTGTTCGCATAAGCCGCCTCATCGCTGACTTCCGATAGGGTCTTCATCAGCAGATCAAGGTTGTTCGTTACCTTTGCCGATCCTTCAACTGCCCATTGGTTGAACAACGTGTTCAGCGCAGCGATTTTCCGTTCATCCGGCAGCTGGTTGACAGCACCGAAAACCTTCATCAAAGTTCCCGTGCCATCCTTCTGCATTGACTTTGCAACGCCCTCTGCCGTAAATCCCAGTTCTTCCCACATCTCCTTTTGAGCTTTCGTTGCACTGCTGCCCTTGGAAATGTTGGTATAGATTCTGGAAATCGTAGTGCCGGTACGTTCCGTATCAACGCCAGTAGCCTGCATCGCCGTTGCAATGGCCGCAGTGGTCGAGGGGTCAACACCGGCAAGCTGACCGATGGAAGCTGATTTGTTCACACTGGATGCAATTTCCGCCGCCGTGGTTGCGTTATTGGCACCCAAATAGTTAATCTGATTCATCAGCCTCATAACGTCGTCGTGGGAGTAATTGACCTTGTTTCCGTCAGCATCTCTCTTTGTGAAAGACGCTTCCCACTTCGCCATGTAGTCACCGGCGGTCTGGTCGTCCAAATCCATTGCCGTGGCTGCCACAGCGGTATCGCGGAGGATGCCAGTCTTGGTTTGCTCAGTCACGTCCTTGCCAGACTGACCCAGCGCAGCACTCATAGTCGTAAGCTGCTCTGTGGTGCGGGGGATGTCCATACTAAGCCGCTGGATGTAGTTCTCCATATCGGAGTAGTTCTGCTTGAACGTCTTTCCGTTGTCAGCTATCGCATCGGACACCTTGCCGCTGGCATCTGCCAGACCATTCACATAGCGCACGACCGGGGCCATCTGCGCTTCCAGCTTGGATGCCTCGTTCGTCACCCGCTTCATGCCTACCAACACACTGCCTGTCAGCGTAGCGGCCAGCCCAAGCCCTGCCTTGCCGATGACACCTATCGTGTTGGCTACCGTACTCGCAAGAGAGTTGGTTGTCCGTAGCCCGCCCGTCAGGGAGTTTGTCAGCCCCTTCACCTGGCTTATGCTTTTCGCCAGAGAAGGATCGACCTTGCCCATAATGCGGATGCTGAGGTCTAACGCGCCATTTCCTGCCATACCTCGGACACCTCCTCACACAGCTGGATCAATTCTTTCCGCGGCATGGAAAGATAGTCGGTCATGTTAGAGTGCGTGGCAATAGACAGCTGAATTGCCGCCCGGCGCAGAGCCTTGGCTCCACCCTTTACTCGAAAAAATCCGCATCCACGGCATCACGCAGTTTTGCCGCCTCGCACAGGGGCAGACCCGTGAAATAGTCCACCGGGTAGCCGGTGCCCATGCTGGCGATGATGCACACATAGGCATAGTTGTGCCCGGTGTTCACCGGGGTAAAGCCATAACCCGCCAGGCGATTCTCCGCCATGGATTCACTCATGGTGTTCAGTTCACCTACGCCGGACAGATCGACGCTCTCAAAGGTTTTGCCTTTGATGTCGGCTTTTTCCTCACCGTTGTAGGTGTAGGGCGCGTCGAACTTGACGATATGCTTGGCGGGGTCGCTCTTGGTCTTGGCGTTCAGGCTCAGCAGGATCGCCGTCTGCACCTGCTTGATCTTGGCGCGTGGCATGAGCTTGAAGAACTCAACGGGCTTGCCGCTGGCCTTGGTCGCCATCTCCTGTGCAAAGGACGTGGTTGCTTCCAGTGCAGCCAGAGAAGCAAGCTCGTTGGCGAGGCTCTTCTGGATGTCGATCATATCCTGGATCGTCAGCTTATCCATGCCGGAGAGGTCAACCTCGGTGTACTCGGTGCCCTCGAAGCTGTACGGTTTTGCGAACTTAACGATATTGCCCATCTTGATGTTCCTTTCTCTAAAAAGAATCAGCCGCCCCACAGTGGAGCGGCTGAATTTCCAACTTATCAGATCAGCGCGTTTACTTCGGCGAGGATGTCCTCACCATCAACATAGTAGCGACCAGCGTACTTGTCGATGTCGATGACGGTCACGCCGTCGATCTCGACAAGATAGCGGGTCACTTCCAGCGTAGTGGAACTGTCCATGGTGGATGCCCGCTTCAGCTTGCCGGGGTCAAGCTCTTTCGGCTTGCCGCCCAGCACAATGCGCAGGCCCTTGTAAGTATAGCCGCCGTCTTTGTCTTCGTTCTGCATAGCAGCACGAAGGGTAATCTGCACAGAGCGGCCGGGATGCAGCATCTTGGTGGCATAGCTGTACAGCGTGTTCCAGGTCAGGGTGGCTTCCATGCTCTCAAACTGACCCGGCACAGGGCTGTCAACATCGCCGCCGATACCCATACCGTTGACGGTGGTGGTTTTGTTTTTGATCTTGGGCAGCGTAACTTCATCTGCCAGACCGATCATCTTGTCATCCCCGGTATAGGCATTGTAATTATTGACAACCTGGGGAACAAGATTGCTCGAAATAGTCAGGCTCATTGCTCATATCCTCCTATCACAGATTCAGGGCAGTAACCAGCGAGGATGCCTCATACTCCATCGTGACGTTCATCTGCTTCAAGGGCGGGAACGGGGTGCAGTAGAGGTAGAAGTGGTAGTGACCCGCCACCAGTTCAGCGGCGGTGTTCTTCTCGGTGTCGGCCACTATGCGGTAGCTGGCGCAGGCTTCCTCCGAGACATACTTGCTGCCCTTCATGTTCTCGCTGTCAATGATGGACTGCAGCCGCTTGGGATTCATGGGCTTGTCCAGCTTGCTCATGTTATCCAGAACAAAGCTGGTCCATGCGTAGTTGAAGAAGCGGCGGATGCACAGGAACGCATCCTTCGGGTCGGTGTTTTTCGGGTAGGCAGCAGTTTCATTGCCCCAAATCACAAAGTCGGTGCCGGAGCGGATGAAGGTTGCGATGCCCTGATCGTTCAGGAAGGTGCCCTGCTCCTGATCCATCAGGACTTCCGTGCCGTCTTCCAAACAGGCGGCAGAGATGGGAACGGTGACGTTGGAAGGGCTTGCAACGGGGCGGTCACCGTTCTGGCTGTCGTTGTACACGGTTGCCGCTGCCGCCATGGAGCTGCCGCTGTACACTGTTTCGCCAACCTTGACGTACAGCCACAGGGCGTATGCCTCACGGGAGGTTGCCGTCTGTTTTGCTTTCTGCTTTGCGACATCAGTGTACTTCTGTGCGCCGTCTGCACTGCAGTCCAGGTCAACAAAGCACACAGCGTTGAACAGACCGTTGTTCTTGCGGCACTTGGCCTGCAGCGCAGCGCACACCTGCGCATTTTTCGAGAAACGCGGGGCCAGCAGGATACCGGGTGCCTTGCTCAGTTTGGGGTAGACCTGACGGACCACCTCAAGGCCGGTCTCTGCGCCAGTGGCAGCATTCACGCCACCAACAATATCATCCGCGGTAACTTTGGACGCATCCAGGATGGAGCCGGAAACGGTCAGCGTGGTTGCTCCATCGCCTGCACCGCCGATGATAAGCGCAAGGCTCACAGTGCCGTCATCGTTGAAGCTGGCGATGTAGTCCACATCCGCCGTCAGCGCGGTGGTGTCTTTCTTCACCACCAGCTTTTCCAGCAGAATGCCCACTTTGTCGATCTCAGCAACGCCATCATTGACCTGCACAGAGGTTTCGTCCAGGGCGGTGATGTGCTTCTTATTTTTCGG